TCAGGCGTGATGCGTCTCGCGGCTGAGCACGTCGACAACCCATTGGTTGATGCTCTTTTGGGCCAGATCGGCCTGCAAGGCAACGGAGGCATGCAGCTCCGGTTCCAGCCGCAGGCTGAGCTTGCCGGAGTAGGGCTTCTGCGGCGCTCGGTTGAGCCTTTCGCAGGTGTCGAGATAGTCATCCACGGCTTCTTCGAAGGCGCTGCGCAGTTCCTGGACTGAATCGCCGTGGAAGCCGATCACGTCACGGATGCCGGCGATGTGGCCAACGAACAGGCCGTCCTCGTCGCTGTATTCAATACGGGCGGCATAGCTCTTGTAGTGCATCGCTTTCATGGGGTAACTCCTGCTTGCTCAAGGAAGGCCCGCGCATCACGCACCTGGTAGGGCTTCGCTTCTTTATCCGGGTGTGGCCGGTGAAAGGTGCCGACCACATCATTCAGCTCAAAGCGCACACGCGAGCCGTTGCCTTCAATGGTTTTGGCCCCGGCAGCCACAAACAGGGATTCGATCCGCGCCCATTCCAGGGTATTGGGCACAGGCTTGCTGAATATGGCTTTCAGGGTGTTGCGCTGCTTGCTGTTCATGGTATCAAATTATGATACTGTTATGCGGCGAAAGCAAGAGTGTTGACATGTGTTGACGCCCTGCGGATGAGCCGTATGTAGTGATGAAAACAGTAGTCACCAATCCTGCCCATGCGTGAACTGACTGCTTGGTTGATGACCATCAGCCCCAACAAAGTTAAACCTGAACTGAGCGACAAAATCATCCGCTACCAAGAAGAATGCGACAATGCGTTGTGGGACTACTGGACCAAGGGTGGTGCTGTTCGCCCTGGTGCGCCGAATATCGGTGATCCGCGATGATCTGCTCAGTGACGAGGCGGCCGAGGTGTTCGCCATCATGGTGCGTTCGCGCATGGAGCAACTGGGGGCGAAAACGGGCGCCAGTGTCATGGCTGGGCGGCAAGAGCGACTGAAAGAGGAGCTGCAGCGTCTGGTTGATGCGGTAGCGACCCTTGGCGTCAGTGAGGCACTGGCTCAGCGAATACGCAGCACAGAGCGCGAGTTGCGCACGATCGAAGAGGAGATCCGTGTTGCAGCGGACGCAGCGCCAGAGCGCATTGATGCGGGCAAGGAACTGCGGAAACTGTTGATGAACCTGGAAGGTGCATCAAGGCCAGCCCGACTGAAGCACGGTATGCCGTCAGCGAAATCCTGGGCACAGTGAATATCGAGCTGAAAGGCCGGGAAGTCTGGGCCCAGATAGCACTTGGCCCCAGCCTGCGGTTAGCAGTTGGGGCCAGGGGCTATAACGATGGTTGCGGGGGCGCGCTCTGTGCGTTACAGATCAGATTGAAGTAGTTTGAGACTGAAAGCCTGTGAGGCCGCGAGTGTGCGGCCTTTTTTGTACGTGTGAGTCGATGGTGTGACGACACGCATGTAAACACGCCGATGGCAGCTATGAGTTTTTTCAGGACGGCATCGGAGAAGGGTTAGAAAGGTAATTGAGGCTTTATTTATGTATTTTATTGTTTGGTATCAATGGGTTATGGATGGTATGGAAAGGTTAGAAACAGGTAATTAGGAGGTAACGCCATTACCTGAACAAGGGGTAATATATGGAAAATATTAATATCAATAAAATCAATTGGTTATGAAATTATTACCTTCTGTATAACCTGAAATTACCTTATAGGGTTGGATGGAAAATATATTAAAAACAATGAGTTACATACGATCTTCTCAACTGCATAACTTTCTAACCCTTCTCCGATGCGAACCTGAAAACATGGTGATCTATCCTGTTTGATGGCTCTAACACGGCTTCTGCGCATGAATCCGCATGATTTTCTCGCTAGCCCAAGCCTTATGGCGCATACGGCCTGCCTGGGCCGCTGCGGGAAAAGAGAGTGCATTGTTTCAGGGACATTTAGACCGCAGGCGGGGAGGGGGGAAGACTGCGCGCGCTGGGTGCTGTACCCCCTATGCCCCTCACGGCGGCGTCACGTTTCGGGGGCGTGGTGGTGGCTGGGCGCCGAGCTGCTGGCGTGGAGTGGTAGAAGGCGACGGCGGCGCTGAAAGCCGCGTATTTTCTGGGCTTCAGGGCTGTGATGTGTGGTGCTTGAAGGGCGAAAATGTTATGGTTTGCTGGGGTTTTATTCGCCGTTTGCCCGCCGGATTTGTTGGCTCTGGCGCATGAAAAAGGCCGCGCTGGGCGGCCTCTGGGCTATCAGTTTTTCGGTTCGCTGGTGCCACCGGGCAACCGATACTCGCTGAATCGTACCACCTCTTCCCCCATCCATTCGTTCAACTGCTGGAACCTGGCCTGCAATGGTTCCAGTTCGTTCTTCGCATAGACCTCGGCAGCCTGGACGATGCTGCCGAAGCCACCGGCGTTGCTGGGTACGATGCCCATCAGTTGGGGCGGGATCCGATGGCTGGCCAGCAGGTCATCGCGGCTGACATTCTTGATGTTGAAGAAGTCATCTTTCGCCGCGACTTCGCTCACCGGTATCAGCTGCAGGCCGTCCTTTTTTCCACCAGGTGCGTAGACGAACAGGTTGCGAAAATTCCCCGGGCCCTTGCTGCTTTTCATCGCCTCCTGCAAATCATTGATCTGATCTTCGTTGTTGCTGGCGTCGGTCATGTACAGGATGAAACCGGCATGGCTACCGTTGTTGTAGTACTTGCGCCGGAAGAGGGTGGCGGACTCATTAAGCCAGGCGCTTTGCAGGCTGCTGAGATATTCCGGTAGGCCATAGATCTCCTGGTTGATGTCCGGCTCCAGCAGATGGAAGACGGTACCGGGCTGGAATTCGTGTTCTTGCTTCCAGCCGTGGATCATCCAGTACTGATCCAGATCGGCACCCCGGCGCATGTACTTGGCCAGCGCCGGCTTCAGTCCCAGCGCGTTGCGCAGCATCGAATTCTGTCGCTCAAGGTAGGCATTGCCGAAGGTCAGATAATCCAGCGCCCAGCGCCCGAATGCCTCACGACTGAGCAACCGGTGAGGGATGAAGGTACTGACCAGCAGGTTGCGCTTGAAGTACAGCGCCGAGCTGTGATGGGTACCAGCCCGGAAGGCCTTGGCCAGGCCGCTCAGGTTGACCGGCGGCTCGTACCACTTACCGTTGAGCCAGCACTCGGCATAGTCGAGGATATCGCGGCCCTCCAGCACCGGCACAGGATCCCCGAATGAAAAAGCCATGCCTTCCTGGGGAGCTATCGGCTCAGGGGTGACCGGGGCGGTCTGCGAGTGATGCCGGGTGCGGTTCCTGCGCTTGCTCATGGGTGAATCTCCATCAATCAGACAGGACAATCCGGCCAGTATTGACGCCGGTCTGTCCCTCCAGGGGTTCGTTGTGAATGGCGTGGAACAGTGCCCAGGCCAGGTCGGCGTGGCCGGTTTCGTCGTTGCGACCGGCGGTGTAGGTGAACTGGCGCCCGCTGGCGGTGACCGTCTTGCGGATGGCCATCAGAGCTTGGGCGATATCGGTCCAGCCGGCATCGAACTCGAGCCGGCCTTTGTTGATCACGTCATAGGCCTTGAGTACCAGGCGGGTTTTCACTTCTGGCGAATAGCTGAACGTGGTCAGGTTGGGGAAGAATTGCTTGACCAGTTGGGCCACACCGCTGCCCATACCAGTGCTGTCGATGCCGATATAGGTGACCCAGTAGCGTTTGGTGATGCCGCGGATGACCTCTGCCTGGGCGTCGAAGTCCATGCCCCGGAACTGATGGCGCTCCAGTACTCGGAATTTTCCACCCGGCACCGCTGGCGGCGCGACCACCACCAGGCCGGCGCTGTCGCCGGTCTCTGCTGGGTCATAACCTACCCAAACCTGTCGATCACCGAATGGGCGCACGGCAAACGGCTTGTAGTCCTCAGCCCAGGCATCCCATGAATCAACCATGCATGGCTGCAGCATTGCCAGCGGGAAAATACTTGCTCCGTCATCGACGAATTGGCACATCAGCAGGTTCTCGAATGCCTCTGCGCTGTATTCCATGCGCAGTTCTTCAACGTCGAACAGGTCGCAGCCGCCGGCCTCGGCATCCAGGATGGTGACGATCTGCCGCCAGATCTTGTCCTCACACAGCCGGCCCTGTTGCAGTGCCTGGTGGCTGACGTCGATCTGGATCCGGTCCTTTTTCGCCCGCCGACGGTTGAACCGCTCACCGGTCCAGAAGGTATAGGCCTCATGGGCCATTGAGCTGGGCGTACTGAAATAGGTTTTCCGGTACTGCTTCTGCATGGCCATGCCGCTGGCCACTTTGTTCAGTTCCTCGAATCGGAACGTCCAGAAGAACTCATCGAAGTAGAAATTGCCGTGGTAGCCCTGGGCGGTTCGGGCATTGGTACCGAGGAAGTAGATATGCGCCCCGTTGGGCAGCACGATGGGGTCACCGCTCAGCTCCAGGCCGCAGGCTTCCCTGGCGAACGCGACAATGTACTGTTTGAACAGGTGCGCCTGGCTCTTCGATGCAGACAGGAAAATCTGATTGCGCCCAGTCTCGATCGCGTCGATCAGCGCTTCACGGGCAAAGTAGAATGTGGCGCCGATCTGTCGTGACTTCAGGATTGCCCGTGTGCGCTGGTGGCGCGCCATGAACCAGTCATGTTGGTACTGGAACAGCGAATCGCGGAAGGCCTCCATCAGTTGCTCGGCCTGTTCCTCGCTGTATTCATTACGGGGTTTGCGCTTGCGTTCCGCCTTATTGCGGTTGGCTATTTTTGGGTTCAGATCGGTTTCGGTACCACCATCCTGGTAGCGCTGGATCCGCGCCTGGCGCTCCAACTGCCGGTGCAGCAGATCAATCTCCTTGAAGTCTCCGCCGGTCTTGTTTTCCTTGAGGATCAGTTGTACAAGTCGAGCCTCAAGGGCACCGCCCACCCGCTCGACAGTGTCGGCTCGGTCCCATTCGTCACGCTTTTTCCAGCTGTGGACGGTTGGCTCTTTTTCGCCAATGTATTCAGCGATCTGCGAGACACGCCAGCCCTGCCAGTAGAGAAATTTCCCCAGGCGGCGACTGTCCATATCTGTGGTTTGAAGGGCTGCGTTCATGCCCGCAATGTTGCTGTTGCCGCCCCCGCCTTACCCGCTCGCCCAGTTGTATGCAGCGCCTGTACAAATACCCCCGATTGCCGCCCACGCGCCTGGTGCCGACCATGCCCACATCGCATGCCGAAGCGCACCGCCACATAGCCCGAGGGAAGAGCATGAAATTCAAGTCGAGATTTTTCCAGGTAGCCACGGAAGGTATGACCACCGATGGCCGCACCATCGAGCGCTCCTGGATCAAGGACATGGCCGAGACTTACAGCCGCAGCAAGTACGGTGCGCGTATCTGGCTGGAGCACTTTCGCGGGATCATGCCTGACGGCCCGTTCAAGGCCTACGGTGACGTGATCGCGCTCAAAGCCGAAGAAGTCGAGATGGACGGCAAGAAGAAACTGGCCCTGTTCGCTCAGATTGAGCCGACTGCCGACCTGATCGCCATGAACAAGGCCAAGCAGAAAATCTTCACCAGCATCGAAGTACGCGAGAAGTTCGCCGATACCGGCCGGGCCTACCTGATGGGCCTTGGCGTCACCGACACCCCCGCAAGCCTCGGCACCGACGTGCTGGAGTTCTCCGCCAAGAACCCCGAAGCCAGCCCCTTCAAGGGCCGCAAAGAAAACCCAGACAACCTCTACTCAGAGGCGATTGAGGTTGAACTTGAATTCGAGGAGATCGATGACGAACCTGGAAAGGTTCAGAAGCTGTTCAGCAGCGTCATGGATCTGCTCAAGCAGAGCAAGGACAAGACTGTCATGGATGACGCCCATTTTGCTGACATCCACAAGGCTGTCGAAGCCCTTGCCAAGCACGGCGCAGAGCAGGCCGATAAGTTTGCCCAGTTGGAGCAAAACGTCTCCAGCATCGCCGGTGCCGACCAGCTCAAGGCGTTAGAAGACCTGCAGCAGGCCCACAGCGAGCTGTCCGACAAGTTCAACGAGCTGTTGGAAACACTCGACAAAACCCCGAACAAAAACCACCGCCAGCGCCCAGCGGCCACCGGTGGCGACGGGCAAATCGTCACCGACTGCTAACCCAAACACCAGGCAAGGCCCAACAGCCACGGAGTACCACAAATGCGTAACGATACCCGGCGTTTATTCAACGCCTACCTGCAGCAGCTGGCCCAGATCAACGGGATCGAAGATGCCGGCCAGTCCTTCACCGTAGACCCGACTGTCCAGCAGACGCTGGAGACCCGCATTCAGGAATCCAGCGAATTCCTGAGCCGCATCAACATCATCGGCGTGAGCCAGCAGAGTGGTGAAAAAGTCGGCCTTGGTGTCGGCGGGCCGATTGCCAGCACCACCAATACCAATCTGGCCGACCGCGAAACCAGCGACCCGACAGTGCTGGATCAGCACGGCTATTTCTGCACCCAGACAAACTTCGACACCCACATCCGCTATGCCAAACTGGATGCCTGGCGCAAATTCCAGGACTTTCAGGCCCGCATCCGTGATGTGATCATCAAGCGCCAGGCGCTGGATCGGATCATGGTCGGATTCAACGGTACGAGCCGCGCCGCCACATCGAACAAGGCCACCAATCCGCTGCTGCAAGACGTCAACATCGGCTGGCTGCAGAAATACCGTCTGTATGCCCCAGAGCGCGTATTAGCCGAGGTAGAAGAAGACAGCGGCGAAGTGACCTATGGCGAAGGCGGCGACTATGCCAGCATCGACGCCATTGTCTATGACGCCGTCAACAACCTGATCGCGCCCTGGTACCAGGACGATACCGAACTGGTTGCCATCTGCGGCCGCGCCCTGATGCATGACAAGTACTTCCCGCTGATCAACAGCGACCAGGCGCCCACCGAGCAGTTGGCCCGCGACATCATCATCAGCCAGAAGCGCGTAGGCGGCCTGCCTGCCGTGCGCGTGCCCAGCTTCCCGGCCAACGCCGTGCTGGTCACCCGCCTGGATAACCTCTCGCTGTACTGGCAGGAAGAAACCCGCCGCCGCAACGTAGTGGACAACTCCAAGCGCGACCGCATCGAGAACTACGAGTCCAGCAATGAAGCCTATGTCGTTGAGGACTACGGCTGTGGCGCCCTGGTCGAGAACATTACCCCCTTCGAGCCGTAAAAGCCCCGACGGCAGAAGTTGCTGCCGGGTATACCCGGCGGCTTTTTTCAATCAAGGAGTTCATTTCATGGCCCGTAAACTAACACCTGCAGCCCGTCATATGGCCCGTGTCGCAGCTGCACAGGCTGCAGAGCAAGCCGCTGAAGAGCTGGGCACCATGGCTAACGCCACGGTCTATGAACAGCACCTGGCGCAATTGCATCAGGATCGCCAGCGGCTGAAACAGATCCAGTCCACCCAAGGCAAGATCGAACTGAAAAAACAGCTGTTGCCGAGCTACGACGATTACATTGCAGGCGTGCTGCAGAGCGGCGCTGGCGTGCAAGATGATGTATTCACCACCGTCATGCTCTGGGCCATCGATGCCGGGCAGTATGACCAGGCGCTGGCCATGGCCCGATACGTCCTCGCTCACAACCTCAAGCTGGCCGACCGCTTCGCTCGGCCCGCCGCCACGATGGTTGCTGAAGAGATCGCGACCACCGCACTGGCCGCGCTCAAGACTGATGCTGCATTTCCATTGGAGACCTTGCAGGCTGCCGAAGAGCTGACCCGTGAGCACGACATGCACGACCAGGCCCGCTCGAAGATCCACCTGGCCCTCGGCAAAGCCCGCCTGCTGGAGTTCGACGAGAACGCCGTCAACGAGCAGGTGCTGGACGGTCTGCGCCAGGCCCACAAAGACCTGGTCCGAGCCATTGAGCTGCACGACAACTGCGGAGGCAAGAAAGACCTCGAACAGGTCACGCGCCTCCTCAAGAAACACGCCGCCCCCGCGGCTAACTGAGCGTCCCCCCGACGCCGCCGGCGCGGGGCGCTGTGCCAGGGTTTATTCCTTTTCCCCAGCACAGCCCCCCGCCCACCGGCGCTTGGAGCAGCAGAATGAGTGGATTCATAGCTACCGGTACCACCCAACCTTTCGAGCTGAGCAATGATGGCTGGTTTCCCAACATTGATGCTCAGAGCGCTCGCGAAACGCTCCGTCTCGACGGCAGCGTGACTGACACCCGGCTGGAAGCCGCTTTGGTCAACGCCATGCTCAGCGTCAACTATGACCTGCGTGGTTACAAGGCTGAGCATATCGAGCAGCACGCGAGCTTGGCCGATGTGCCCAGCAGCCAGATCAACAACATCAGCCGCCTGGTCACCCTATACATCCGCGCCGTCATCTGCACTGCCGGTGCCGAGCTGGTCGAGCGCTACCGTAGCTATGACACCAGCGTCCAGGGCGACAAGAACGCCGACAAGCTCACTCCCAGCATCGATGAACTGCGCCGCGACGCCCGCTGGGCCATTCGTGACCTGCTGGGCCAAGTGCGCTCAACGGTGGCGCTGATCTGATGGTCACCGTCCGAGCCAACCAGAACGACACCGTGGATGCACTCTGCTGGCGGTATTACGGCCGCACTGCCGGCGTCACTGAGGCTGTGCTTGATGCCAACCCCGGTTTGGCCGATATCGGGCCGATCCTGCCCATGGGGCAGGCCGTCAACCTGCCCGAGATCACCGAGCAACCCGAGCAACAAACCGCCGTAAACCTATGGGACTGATGGAGGCCACGATGGCAGAACCCACAAGCAGCACAGCCCTGGCGATCACCGCCACCGCCGGCGTCGGCATAGCAGCGCTGCTGCCTTGGATCGACGCCAACGCTCTCATGGGCGCCGTGCTCGGCGCCGCCCTGGTGGCCTACACGCAAAAAAACCTCAAGCCCTGGCAGCGGCTGGGCGGACTGTTGTTCTCGGCCCTGGTCGGCTACCTCATGAGCACGGAAATGGTCGCCCAGACCCCACTGACCGAAACCGGTACTGGCGGATTCATTGGCGCCATCGTCATCGTCCCGCTGGCCCTCAAACTGATGCAGCAGGTCGACAAACTCGATATCGCCGCTCTGTTCCGGCGCGGCCCGGGAGGCTGATCATGCACTGGATCCTGTCACTGTTACCGTTGGTCACCACGCTTGCCTATGTCAGTGCCGCCCTGCGTCTCGTTTGCTTCAACCGCCACGGCTACCGCTACCGGCGTGGCATATCACTGCTGGCCAGCCTGCTGATCGGCATCCTGTTGTGTGCAGCACTGGAACTGATCCTGTACCAGCCACTGGTCAGCCCCTGGCAATCCCTTCTGGCCGTATTGCTCTGTGTGCTGGTGTATCGCTCAGGTGGCAACGTCGCCGCCCTCATGAGGGGGGTGCCATGACCCATACACTGCGATTGGGAGACAAGGGGCACGCTGTGCGTGACCTGCAAGCCGCCCTGGTGCGCGCCGGATTTCCACTGGTGCTGGACGGCGACTTCGGCCCGAAAACCGAAGCCGCCGTCGTGGCGTACCAGCGCCATGCCAACTTGGTAGTGGATGGCGTCGCCGGCCCGAAAACTCACGCATCTCTGGCTGGCCACGATTGCAAATGCCTGCTGCACGAAGGTGACCTGGTGCGCGCTGCCGAGCGCCTCGGGGTTGAGCTGGCCGCCATCAAGGCGGTCAACGAAGTGGAAAGTCGTGGCGCCGGTTTCTTCGAACCTGGCAAGCCGGCCATCCTGTTCGAGCGGCACATCATGCATCGCCAATTGAGCCGGGTAGGCAAGGGCGACGATGCGGAGCAGATCCGACGCCACGTCGCTGATCTGGTCGCAACATTGCCCAACCTGGTCAACCCCAGCCCAGGCGGTTACAACGGCGGCATAGCCGAACATGCTCGGCTGGCCCGTGCCAAGATGATCGACGCCAACGCCGCCATCGAATCCACCAGTTGGGGGCTATTCCAGATCATGGGGTTTCACTGGGCACACCTCGGCTATCCCAGCGCTCAGGCCTACGCCGATAGCATGAAGGTCAACGAGGCCAATCAGCTCGATGCGTTCGTGCGCTTCATTGAGGCAGATCTCGCGTTGCACAAAGCACTGAAAGGTCGCAAATGGGTGACATTCGCTCGGCTCTACAACGGCCCGGCGTATGCCCGCAATTTGTATGACGTCAAGCTGGCCCGGGCCTATGTGCGGTACGCCGAACAGCAGCAGGTGGCGGCATGACCACCGTTCGCCAATCCCTCTATGGCCTGGCCCTGGTCGCCGCCCTGGCCGGCCTGCTCTGGATCCAGCATCAGCGGATCCAGATCGCCGAAGGCGAGAAAACGCTTGCCCTTGATCGCGCCGGCCGGGCTGAGAAGGAAAGCGCCCAACGCCAGAGCGCCATCGAGCAACTCGACACCGCCCTGCAGGCAGAGCGCACCGCCCAAACCCAGCTGCGCAGCCAGCAGGTGCTAATCCGCCAACAACTGCACGCCCGTGAAACCCTTATCGAGGATCTGCAACGTGAAAACCAAGAGCTGCGCGAATGGGCTGTTCAGCCTTTGCCTGATAGTGCTCGGCGGCTGCGCCAGCGCCCCACCATCACCGGCGCCGACGGTTATCAGAATTGGCTGTCCAGCGGTGGTGCCCTGCACCCTGCCGGCGACCGCTCCCCAGCGCAACGGTGAGCTGCTGACTGACGCTGATCGCATTGAAGCTGCCTGGGCAGAGTGTGCCGCCCAGGTCGATGCTATCCACCTGTATCAGGTGACTCATGAATAAACCCGCATCCCTGCGCGCCCATCTCGAAGCCGCGGTGCCGGAGCTGCGCAATAACGCTGACCGACTGCTGGTGTTCGCTGATAACGGCACCCTGCGCAGCACCGCCGCGCCGGGTCTGTCATTCGAGTATGCCTATACCCTCAATCTGATATTCACCGACTACGCTGGCCATCTGGACACCATCGCTATTCCGCTGTTTGCCTGGCTGCTGGTCAATCAGCGTGAGCTGATGGAGAACCTGGATCGTGTGAAAGACGCCGTGAAGTTTGAGGCTGACCTGATCGACAATACCAAGGTGGATCTGTCCATTACCCTGCCGCTGACCGAACGCGTCATCGTCAAACGTCAGCCAGACGGCACCTTGCAGGTCACCCACCCACCGGAACCCCAAGTCGAAGAGCCGTTCGAGGCTACCAACTGGCAGTTGTTCGACGGCGCTGGTGAGTTGCTGGCTGAGTGGGAAAATCCCGCCCCATGAGCAACGGTCTGACTGCCCTGGAAGATTGGGCAGGCGGCCTGCTGGCCAAGCTCGAACCCAAGGAGCGCCGGCGGCTCAACCAGCAGATCGCCCGCGACTTGCGCGTCAGCCAGCGCAAGCGCATCACCGCCCAACGGAACCCGGACGGTAGCGCCTACGCCCCACGCAAGGCCCGCGACCTACGCGGCAAGCAGGGCCGCATCAAGCGCAAGATGTTCACCCGCCTGCGCACTATCCGATACATGAAGCTGCAGAGCGATGCCAACAGTATCGGCATCGCCTTCCTCGGTCGCACCGCTCGCCTGGCCAGAACCCACCAAGACGGCCTGCGCGATCGCCCCGGCCGCAACGCGCCCCAGGTGCAATACGCCAAGCGCGAACTGCTCGGCTTCACCGCCGCCGACCTGGACATGATCCGCGACCGGCTGCTGGAGCGCCTGAGTGCTGACAGAAACTAAGCCGTAGTTGCGCAGATGCTGAGATAGGGGTAAACGTCAGGCTTGTAGAAACCGGTCTGCGATATTCAGGGAGGACAGCTGCCGTGAAAAAGCTTTTCATAAAGGTAAGGGACGGAGAGGAAAGCCTGATCTTAATTGATAGCCAGTTTGAACCGTTGTCGCTCGATAACTTTATCGAATTTACAGAGCGAGGTTCAGTTGCGTTTAAAGTAAAAAATGCAACTGCTCTATCCTCCGACGGGGCGGCCTTGGGAACGGCGAATATGACCGGGGACTTCACCACACACTTGGAGAATAAGTGCTATGCGCTGGTCGAGGGGGGGTGGCTCCCGCCTCTGTTCGCTCTTGAGAAAGCACTGATCATCCCTGACAGAAATATTATCAGCGAGATAAGCAGGCGATTTCAGGGCGGAACTGTAGTCGCCCGTAAAGATGGTAAGGAGGACTTCTTTGACTTGTTCTCCGAGCAGACCCACGGTGCCAAAATCAGCTTGGCGCCATTCGCACTGGAGAATAATACTTGTCGGCGGCGCCCTACTAAAGAAGAGGTCATCAGCCAGTTGAGGGAAGCGGATGCGAAGATAGCGCGGGCGTTACCGACTCTAGAGCGGATACCGATAAACGACCAAACTGTTCTGGGGATTATGAATATCCTCGAAGAGGCAAGATTGAGATTTGATCAGCGTATGGAGTTCTTACTCAAATGTGCTCCACACTTGATGAGTACGGCAGGTAAGATACGTAGGCTGGAGGCTTGGAAGTCCATTGCGACGATTGCTGCTGCGGTTGGCTTGCCCCGTGATGATCTCACTGTTATTGCAGCAATGTCTGCGGTTACGGCTAAAGGAAAATATAATCCTGCGAAGGGCATTATTAAGCCGAGCCAAGCTTACACCCAAGACAATGCATATAACGCATTATGTGATTTTCAGCTGGTTTCCCTATTTATCCACTTGATCCGTTATGCTCTTCATCCAAAGCCTGTGTTGTTGACGAAGGATGTGTCACTTGCTCAGTTCTGGGCGGGTATAACTCCGATTGTCGGGTTTAGGCAAACTGGCTCCGGAGTGTCCTGTCAGTTCCCTCTTCACCAGGTGCTCTTCCCGCTGGATGAATATTGGCAGGAGGAGCTGAAAGCTATTCTGGGAACATAGTCTCCGCGCCCACTCGGCGCTGTATCTACGTCATCTACAACCCACCATTGCTGCCCGCGCGCGCATAACGCGCCACCATGTTGGGCATGAACCCAATCGTCGACCTCCGCCGCCGCCTCGACAACATGATCCGCCCCGGTACCATCTACGCCGTGGATCATGTCAATGCCCGCTGCCGGGTAAAAACCGGCAAGCTGCTCAGCGGCTGGCTGCGTTATTTCGTCGGCAGGGCCGGTGCAGTGCGCCGCCACAGCGCCCCAACCCTCGGCGAGCAATGCACCGTCCTCAGCCCCAGCGGCGAAATGGCCGTGGGCTTTGTGCTGGTTGGCCTCAACAGCGATGAATTCCCTGCCCCCAGCGACAACCCCGAACTCGACAGCATGACCTACGCTGACGGCACCTGGTTCGGCTACGACATGGGTAACAAGGAACTGACCGTCATCATGTCCCCCGGTGGCCGCGTCGTCCTGCAGGCCCCAGGCGGAGTACAGATCGCGGGCGATGTGAATATCACCGGAACCGTCACCGTCAGCGAGGACGTAATCGCCAGCGGCATCAGCCTGGTCAATCACACCCATACCGGAGTCGAAACCGGCAATGGCAGCACGGGGGCGCCACAATGATCGGCATGGACCGCATCACCGGCAAACCGCTGGACGGTCTGGCTCACCTGCGTCAGAGCATTGGCGATATTCTCACCACCCCCATCGGATCCCGCGTCATGCGCCGCGAGTACGGCTCGCTGCTGCCCGAGCTGATCGACCAGCCCCAGAACGATGCCACCACCGTGCGCCTGTACGCCGCTGCCACAGCCGCACTCATGCGCTGGGAGCCGCGGCTGCGCCTGTCCCGCGTCAGCATTGAGCATACCGGGGCAGGGCGTAGCACTCTGGATCTGGAAGGGGAGCATACAGACACCGGCGCCGCCATCGCCCTGCAGGTGCTGCTGCAGTTGGGGGCCGCCACATGAGTGCCTTCACTGGGGTAGACCTGTCGCGCCTCCCGCCGCCAGATGTCATTGAGCCGCTGGACTACGAGCGAATCCTCACTGACGTGCTGACCGACCTACGTACCCGCTACCCCGAGTTCGACGTCCTGGTCGAGTCGGACCCGGCCTACAAGATCGCTCAAGTGCTGGCCTACCGTGAATTGACCCTGCGTCAGCGCATCAATGAATCCTGCCGGGCCACCATGCTCGCCTTCGCCGCGGGTGCCGATTTGGACCACATCGGCGCCCGTTACAACGTCGCGCGCCTGGTGGTTGCTCCTGGCAACCCCTCGGCGATTCCGCCGGTACCGCAAACGCTGGAGCCAGACGACGACTACCGCCGGCGGATCCAGCTCAGTTTCGAGGCCTTCACCACCGCAGGCAGTCAGGGCAGCTATATCTTCCACGCCCTCAGTGCCTCCGGACAGGTGCGTGACGCCAACGCCGTCAGCCCAGCTCCAACTCAGGTTACCGTCTATGTGCTGTCACGCACGGGTAACGGTGGGGCTGACGAACAGTTACTGCAACAGGTGGCCACCACGCTGAATCAAGAAAAAATCAGGCCGATGACCGACCTGGTCACTGTATTGTCAGCCTCGATCATTGAGTACGCCATCGAAGCCGAGCTGGTGTGCTATCCCGGCCCTGATTCCGGCTTGGTGCTATCTGCTGCACAGGCTGCCATCCAGGCCTACACAGACGACATGCATCGCCTGGGCTATGACGTGACCGTTTCTGGTGTCATGGCTGCGCTGCATCAGCCTGGGCTGCAGCGCGCCAAACTGATCGGTGCCACGCCCATCCCGGACAGCGAAGGCCGCCTGGTAGTGGTAGATGACTCTCAAGCTCCGTATTGCACCGCCATCAATCTGGTGATTGCCGAGGTGCCTGATGTCTGATCACAGCCTGCTGCCTCCCAATGCCACGCTACTGGAGCGAGCCCTGGATAGTTGCACCGCGGCTCTCGATCGCCTGCCAGTACCGCACCGACAGTTGCTGGATGCAGAGCAGGCCGCTGAGCAGTTGCTCCCCTGGCTTGCCTGGGAACTGTCAGTGGATGAATGGGACCCGTCATGGGGCCCGCAACAGAAACGTGCCAGCATTGCCGCTTCCATCAGTATCCATCAGCACAAGGGCAGCATCGGATCTGTTCGTGAGGGCTTGAACGGTATTGGCATCGGCGCCCGCGTGCAGGAATGGTTCGCCATGCAGCCTGTGGGAGAGCCTGGCACATTCGCGCTGCTGGTAGAGGTCGACCAGATGCCAGCAGTGAAGCAGAACGTCCTGCAGGTCGTTACGGTCCTGGCCAACACCAAAAACCTACGCTCACATCTGACGGACATCACCATCAGTGCTCGATCCGTAAACGCTGCTGGCCTGTTCGGGGTGGCGATGATGGGTACTGACTACCTGCTGCCGGCTGGAGATATCCAGGAAGCCGGTGTGATCAGTGAATTCGCGGCAGCTGAGGCCTTGCTCAATCAAATCACCAACATCGACTTACCGCAGCATATAGGGGGGCAGCATGGCTGACGAATTGCCTTTGGATCAGGCCACACAGCGCTTTAAGCGTAACGAGCAGAGCATCAACACATTCGTGAACGCCCCTGAAGGAGAGCAGTTTTACGAGACCAGTGAAGGAGAGCGAGTGCCGACACTGCCTAAATTGCTGCCGACGGTGGAGGATTTGACTGCCCAGGCTGCGGCAGAGGTTGGGGAAGCTCGAAGGGCGGCAAGTGCAGCCGAAGCGGCGCGTGATGCTGCTATTGTCAGTGCCGACACATATCAGACGGAGTCCGAGGGTCTGGCGGCGGTGGGCGATGGAGAGACCTTTGATGTCCAGGGATCGAGTGATGTGGCGGTGATACGATATCGCCGCATCAATGCCGGTCTGTCTGAGCGTATCGCGGAGTTTCCGAGCGCTCAGGCCGTCCGCCAGACTGGCGCCCGTGTCGGCGAGGTCAGAAACTGTCTGGCCGAGTACCTGGGTTCTGCCGACATCATCCCGCTTTATACTGACGCTGTCGGTCGGGTGTTGCTGGGCGTGCACCGATCATCGGGGGATATATTTGCATCGGGTGTCGGCCCAGAAATCGCGGAGCAGGTGCTGGGCGAGAATGAGATGGCAATTTATCTCGGAGATGGCCCTGTGTATCCGCTTGCGACAGACCTGAGCGGGCGCGTGCTGCTCGGGGTAGATCGAGCAACTGGGCGGCTTGTCGGGGCTTTCCCAGAGCCTGGAGCTGGGGAAATACCTGCTGCGTTGCCTGAGCCTCTGTCTGAGCCAGTCGAGTGGAGGGCATTTAATCATCTGCTTTTTTACGGTCAATCCCTTTCGGTCGGGGCCGCTGCCGGCGCTGTATTATCAACTACTCAACCCTACTACAACGTCACGTTCGCCGGCGGGCCGCGGGCCTGGACTGGGGCTGAATGGGATTTCTCTGGACTGAAGCTCTTGGTTGAGGATGCAATCAGTCCGGCGCCTGACGGCGGAGGCAACAGAGCTGAGACCCCCTGTTCGGGCGCGGCAAATCTTGCATCAACGCTGCTGGCTCTGGCAGGAGTAAATCCAGAGGATCACGTTGTCCTCGCGTCAACGGCAGGGAGGGGCGGGTACCGGATCAATCAGCTTGAGAAAGGCACGCCGTGGTATCCAAACTTCCTTGCGCATGTCCAGGGCGCTCATGATCTTGACGCCGATCATGCAGTGCACGCTGTAGGATGGCTGCAGGGCGAAGCCGATGTGGGAGTGACCGATTACGCGGCGTATCTCGGTAAACTCACGGCTCTGCAGTCAGATATTAACGCTGACGTGCAGGCTAAAACCGGCCAGACCCACCCAGTGTATCTGCTCACATATCAGTTGAGTTGGGGCGTGAAGAATAGTCCCGACATAGCACTCGCGCATCTGGCGGCAGCGCAGGCGAACGAACACATCTATCTTGTCACGCCCACTTATCACTTGCCGCACGCAACTGATCGCGTGCATCTGACTGCCGCCGGATACAAGTGGATCGGAGGTTACTATGGGAGGGCCTACGCAGCCCTGGTGTCGGGGGTTAAGCCTCGGTGGCTGAATCCGGTTTCAGCGACGATCAAGGGGAAAACGATCCGCGTCCGTTTCGATGTCCCTCATGGGCCGCTAGTTATTGATCGCCAGTATCTCGCGGCGACAGAGGATAACGGTTTTCGGGTGCTGGATGGATCGACCGCAGCAGACATTGCCGGCATGTCGATTGATGGCCGCGATGTGATTCTGGAACTTGCTGATACGCCATCTGACCCTGTCACAGTGAGATACGGCCTTGATTACCTGGGTGTCGGACTGACGCTGGCAAATGGCGCATCGGGCAACCTGCGAGACAGTTCGCCGGAGTCGATCAGTGTTGATGGGGTATCTCGGCCGCTTTGGAATCCGTGCCCCGCCTTTTCAATGTCCGCCATCAAACTCGGAGAATAAGCTATATGAGCAATCTATTTACTGTGCTGCCGTTTTTGTTCTCAAATCCAGCGCTCCCTGTTATCCCTGAAGAGGATATGCGACGGCTCGCCGCAGGCGAGCCGGGCGCTTACGATTACTGGCAGTTTGGTGGCAGCGCAAACAGTCTTGTGGGGGTGCAGGCCGGCCGGCCCCTTGTGCCTCAGTCTGGGCAGCCTGAGTTCCATCCTAATTACGCAACACTGAGCGCCGCCGCTGGGAGTGCCCTGATGACAGGGCTGGGCGAAAGTGTTGCGCAGGAAGATACTATCTACGCAGTTATACGGGTGGCTCCCGGAAGTCCGCTGATCATTTTCGGATCGCTTGGCACTACCGGCGTCGGTACCGGTAGCGGGGTATTCCAGATCGCCGGGCAAGCGCTATCCCAGCAGCATCGCGGCACCAATATCCTCCAAGAGACTGGGCTCACCCTGACTCCCGGGGACTGGCTATTTGTAGCGCTATCCCGGCAGTTTTCAGTCGGCGCGAATGCAGTCCATGTGATGGTTGGAGGGCAGCCTGTCGCGACAGGTTTTGGTACGGGGGTCTATGCCCCTTCTGCAGGCGAGATCGCGCTCGGCAATGCGTACTATACGTCCTCGCCCGATATAGGCCCTTTCGATATTGCCGAGTTCGGCGTATTTCCTCTATCTCTCGATGCTGATGGACTTGAGGATCTTTATTTGCGCGTTAAAGCACGATGCGCAGAGCGCGGCATCGCTGTTGTTTAAGTTATGACAATTCTCGCCAGAGTCTACGCCAGCGCCCGGATTTACATTGGGTTTATTGCATAGCCCGCCCACCAAACTGAGGCCCCACATGCCAGACTTCCAAACCATCCACACCCGCTACGGCCTCGCCCGCATGGCCCAAGCCGAGGCCACGGGCACCCCTATCAATCTGGTGGCCATGGCCATCGGGGATGGCAACGGCAACACCGTGGGCGAGGTGCATGACACGCAGACCGATCTGATACGCGAGCGCTACCGGGCTGCACCCAACCGCATTTATCAAGATCCGGAGCGGGACACCCGGTTCGTTGCTGAGCTGGTGATCCCGTCCAGTGTTGGAGGGTTCACCATCCGCGAGCTGGGGCTGTTTGATGACCAGGGCGGGCTATTCGTCGTCGGTAACCTGCCGGACACCTACAAACCTCAGGAGGGTGACGGCGCCTTTGCCGATACCATCATCCGCGTCGAGTTCCTGGTTACCAATGCTGAGATCGTCACCTTGCAGGTGGATCCCAACGTCGCAGTAGCGACCCAGTCCTGGGTGATCAACAACATCAGAATGAATGCGCTATTACCTGGTGGCACCACAGGTCAGGTGGCGACCAAGGGCAGCAACGCAGACGGCGATATCGTGTGGACGGACCCAGATGCCCACAATGTCACCGTCGATATGATTGAAGAGCGCCAGATCCTGTCCGCAGGGCAGACCCAGATCGATATGGCCATTACCACCACCCGTGGTTTGGCCGTGTATATCGAAGGTGTGCGCGTCAACAAAGGCGAGGGTACCGATGAATGGTCGATCAACCCGGCCGAGGAAGACACCAGCATTATCCTCGGCAAGAGCTGGCCGACCGGAACCAAAGTACTCCTGGTACAGAATGCACCCAGCGGTGGCGCATCACCGCCCTTGGTGCGTGACCAGAATCTGGCCGACGTACCGAACAAGGCACAGGCTCGCGCCAACCTGGGTGTACTCAGCAGGGAAGACGCCCGGCAGCTATGCCCACCCGGCACTCCGGCGTATTACTGCGGCACCACCGCCCCACCAGGTTGGCTCAAGCGCAATGGGGCAGCCGTCAGTCGAGTTGTATATGCCGAGCTGTTCGCCGTGCTGGGCACTCGGTTCGGCGCTGGTGACGGCTTCAATACCTTCAATCTGCCGGACGACAGGGGCGAGTTTATCCGCGGTTGGGATGATGGTCGCGGTGTGGATCCTGGGCGCGTGTTCGGCAGTTGGCAGGCCGATGAGCTGAAGAGTCACAAGCACCCCTTCAGCGCAGCCCAGTGGATCGGCGGGTACACCGACAACGGTGGGGCGCCAGACCAGCGCACAATCGTATCTGAGACCGAAACCCTCGCCACCGGCGGTATGGAAACCCGTCCCCGTAACCGTGCCTACCTGGCGATCATCAAGTATTGAGGCCGTTATGAGCAAAACCGTCTACCAGACCAACCACGCCGGCCTCTACACAGGCACTACGGTGGCCGATCCGAGTCCATTGGAGCCCGGCGTTTTCCTGATGCCGGCAGGCACCGTGGAGGTTCCCCCACCCGAGAGCTGGCCGGAAGACAAATGGCCACGTTGGAACGGCGCCGCCTGGCAACTGATCCCGCGGCCGCAGATACAAGCCGAGCCAACACCGGCAGAGAAACTCGCAGTCTTCCTTGCCGCCAACCCCGACGTTCAGGCCCTGATTCAGGAGCAAACACAATGAGCCAGATACTCGACCTGTGGGAAAGCATGACCGGCGTCGAAGTCGTTTATGAAATCACGGCCGCGCCGCCGGCCGGCTGGCTCACCTGTGACGGCACCGCCCTGCAGCCTGGCCCAGCGGATCGCCTGCGCGCTAAACTGATTGCTGCCGGCAGCCCGTTTGGCGTCGATGGTGATGACCCTTTGCTGCCTGATCGCCCAGACCACATCATTCGCACCTGAACCATGGGGCTTTGTACACAGCCCCAATACAACCCCCACCGCTCCCAATCCCCACGCCCACGCGACAGCATGACCCCTGTAGCCATTCACGCACCGCAGGGAGCCAACCATGCCCGACCAATACCACCACGGCGTGCGCGTCATCGAAATCAACGAAGGCACGCGCCCCATTCGCAGCATCTCCACCGCCGTGGTGGGAATGGTCTGCACCAGCCCGGATGCCGACGCCGACATTTTCCCGCTCAACACCCCGGTACTGCTGACCAACGTGCGCACCGCCATCGGTGATGCCGGCACCAACGGCACACTGGCCGCCAGCCTGCAGGCGATTGCCGACCAGACCAGTCCGTTTGTCATCGTGGTGCGGGTGGAAGAGGGCGAAGACGACGCCGAAACCACCAGCAACATCATCGGCACCACAGACAATGGCCAGTACACCGGCATGCAAGCGCTGCTCGCCGCTAAGGCCAGGCTGGGTGTCACCCCGCGGATCCTCGGCGTGCCCGGGCTGGACAGCCAGCCGGTCACCACCGCCCTGGTTGCCCTGGCGCAACAGCTGCGCGCATTCGTCTACGCCAGCGCCTGGGAGTGTGCTGACAAGGAAGCCGCCGTCGCTTACCGTGACAGCTTCGGCGCCCGTGAGCTAATGCTGCTCTGGCCCGACTTCCAGAGCTGGGACACCGTCACCAACGCCCCAGCCACCGCAGCTGCGACCGCCCGCGCCCTCGGCCTGCGCGCCAAGATCGACCAGACCGTGGGCTGGCACAAGACCCTGTCCAACGTACCGGTCAACGGCGTCACCGGCATCAGCAAAGACGTATTCTGGGATCTGCAGAATCCGGCAACCGATGCGGGCTATCTCAACAGCAATGAAGTCACCACCCTGATTCAACAGGGCGGCTACCGCTTCTGGGGCTCGCGTACCTGCAGCGAAGATCCGCTGTTCGCCTTCGAGAACTACACCCGCACCGCCCACGTCATTGCTGACACCATGGCCGATGCGCACCTGTGGGCGGTGGACAAGCCCATGCACCCCAGCCTGGTGAAAGACATCGTCGAAGGCCTCAACGCCAAGTTCCGTGAATGGAAAGCCCTGGGCTACCTGATCGACGGCCAGGCCTGGTACGACCCCAGTGCTAACACCCCGGATACCCTCAAGGCCGGCAAGCTACGCCTGGATTACGACTACACCCCGGTACCGCCGCTGGAAGATCTCACCCTGCGTCAGCGCATCACCGACCGCTACTTGCTGGACTTTGCCAGCCGCATCAACGCTTAACCGGAGAGCACAGCCATGGCACTGCCCCGCAAACTGAAAAACATGAACATGTTCAACGACGGCAACAGCTACGTCGGCGTTGCCAAGACCGTCACCTTGCCGCCGCTCAGCCGCAAGATGGAAGGCTATCGCGGCGCCGGCATGAACGGCCCGGTCAAGGTCGATCTGGGCCTGTCGGATGACGGCATCCAGCTCGAATGGACCTGTGGCGGGCTCGACCTGCAGGTGCTGCGTCAGTTCGGTGTCACCCGTGCCGACGGCGTGCAACTACGCTGGACCGGCGCCTTCCAGCGTGACGACACCGGTGAGGTCAGCGCCGCGGAAGTCGTCGTGCGTGGTCGGCATGAAGAATTGGGTTTCGGTGACGGCGAACCTGGTGAAGACACCGAGCAGACCATCACCACCACCTGCAGCTACTACAAGCTCACCGTCGACAATGAAGTCCTGGTCGAGATCGACATCCTCAACATGATCGAGATCGTTGACGGTGAAGACCGCTTGGCCGAACAGCGCGCCGCCATTGGCCTGTAACGCATAACCCCAAAGCCCGGCGGGGTCCGCCTTGCAGCGCTCGCCGGTATTCCACAGCAAAGGAGCAACCCCATGACCAAGCCCGCAGCTGCCCCGGCTGATACCGCCGAGCAACAGGCCAACCCCAACACCGTTACCCTCGATACCCCGCTCAAGCGCGGCGAGAGCCAGATTACCCATGTCACCCTGCGCAAACCCAGCTCCGGCGAGCTGCGCGGCATCCAGCTCAGCGAGCTGGTACAGATGCAAGTAGACAGCCTCATCACTGTCCTGCCCCGCATCAGCGACCCAGCCCTGACAGACCAGGACGTGCGCCGCATGGATCCGGCAGACCTCATGCAGCTCGGCATCAAGGTGGCGCTTTTTTTGTCACCGAAGCAGGAGAAGGCGGAGCAGTACCCCGGCGAGTAGAAGACGCCATGGCCGACCTGGCCATGGTCTTTCACTGGGGGCCGGCTGATATGGATGGCATGACCCTCAGCGAACTGATGGGCTGGCGGGAGCAAGCACGGCTCAGGAGTGGAGCAAAGAAATAATGGCCCGTGATCTCAGACTGCAGGTGCTCTTGTCCGCCGTGGACAAAGCCACCGGCCCACTCAAGAAAATCAGCGGCGGCAGCATTGGTGCCGCCCGCGCCCTGAAAGAAACCCGCGACCGGCTCAAGCAGCTGCAAACTCAGCAGCGTGACGTCAGCAGCTTTCGCACCATGGCCAACGCCAGCAAACAGACTGGCGACCAGCTCAAGCGCAGCCAGGACCGCGTGCGCGAGCTGTCCCGCCAGCTCGGTGCAACCGCTGCGCCCACCAAGCAGCTATCTGATGAATTCCGCCGTGCAGTGCGTGAGGCCCAGGGCCTCAAGAGCAAGCACCAGGAGCAGCAGCGCGAACTGCATGGCCTGCGCACCCGGCTGAACGATGCCGGCATCAGCACGCGCAACCTCAGCGAGCATGAACGCCGCCTGCGCACAGACCTGGCCAGCACCAACACCACGCTCAAACGCCAGGAAGAGGCCCTGCGCCGCGTCACCCAACAGCAGCAGCGCCTGCAGCGCGCCAATGCCCAGTACCAGAAGACTCGGCAAGTCGCTGGCAGCATGGCCGGCTCTGGCGCCCGAGGCATGGCCGTCGGTGGTGGTGGCCTGTATGCCGCCAGCCGCCTGCTTGGCCCTGGTGTCGAGTTCGATACCACCATGTCACGGGTGCAAGCCCTGTCGCGGCTGGACAAAGGCGATGAGCGCCTGTCCATGCTGCGCACCCAGTCCCGTGAGCTGGGCGCCAAAACCTTGTTCACCAGCACCCAGGTTGCGGAAGGGCAGGCGTTCCTGGCCATGGCTGGGTTTGATCCAGAGAAGATCCGCGATTCCATGGCCGGCATTCTTGATGTCGCCAAGGCCGGTAACATGGAGATCGGCGAAACGGCGGATATCGCCTCAAACATACTGACTGGTCTCAACCTGCAGGCCGATCAGATGGACCGCGTAGCCGACGTGCTCACTGGCGCTTTCACCCGATCGAACACCAGCATCAGCACCCTGGGCGAGACGATGAAATACGCCGCACCGGGAGCCTCACAGTTCGGTATCGATCTGGAAACAGTCGCCGCCATGGCCGCCAAGTTGGGGGATGCAGGCATCCAAGGCAGTATGGGCGGTACCGGCATCCGTCGGATTATTTCTCGCCTGGCCGCGCCCAACAAAGCCGCCCGCGAAGCCCTCGAAAAGCTGGGCGTCTCTGCCCAGGATGCCCAGGGCAACATGCGCAACTTGCCGGAGGTGCTGAGCGATATCTACAAGGCATCGCGCGACATGGGAGACATTGAGCGCGGCAGCCTCTGGAAAGCAATTGCCGGTGAAACCGGCGCCAACGCCATGGGCATCCTGGTTGACCAAGCTGGTGGTAACCAGTTGCAAGAACTGATCGCGATCCTGCAGACCAATCAGGGCGAGGCTGCCCAGGTCGCCGCGATCATGGCCGACAACTTCGCCGGCGACTGGGACCAACTCAAGTCCGCCTGGGCCGATGTTGGCATCGAGCTGTTCGAGCAGCAGGACGGTAGCTTTCGAGAGATGGTGCGTAACCTGACCGCGGTGGTACGGGGTATTGGCGCCTGGATCCGCGAGAATCCTGAGCTGGCCGGCCAGATCATCAAGGTAGTGTTGGCTGTCGCCGCCCTCACTGCTGGCATGGGTGCTCTGACGCTGATGCTCGCCAGCATCCTTGGCCCCTTCGCCGTGGTGCGTTACGCCATGACCCTGTTCGGTATCAAGAGCCTGGGTGCCGTCGCCGTCATCAAGAAGCTCGGCGCCGCCTTTCTCTGGCTCGGCCGTGCCCTGATGCTCAACCCCATAGGCTTGGCTGTGACCGCCATCATTGCCGGTGCTTACCTGATCTATCGGAACTGGGACAAGGTTGTGCCGTTCTTTCAGGAGCTGTGGGCGGAGCTGCGTGAGGGGGTTAGTGGCGGACTGGCGGGCATCGGCGGACTGATCCTCAACTGGTCACCACTGGGGATGTTCTACAGGGCTTTTGCCGGTGTCATGAATTACTTCGGTATCGACCTGCCAAGCAGATTCACCGAATTCGGCGGTATGCTCATGAGCGGCATGGTGCAGGGCATCAAGAGCGGATTGGGCTCGGTCAGGGAAGCGATCACCGGCGCGGGTGATCAGGCCATCGGCTGGTTCAAGGACAAACTCGGCATCCGCTCCCCCAGCCGCGTATTCGCCGCCCTGGGTGACGACACCATGGCCGGCCTGCGTGTCGGTTTGCAGCGTAGCCAGAACGGTCCCCTGGGCACAGTGCTGGAAACCGGCAAGCAACTGGCCAAGGCCGGCGCGCTGGCCCTCGGCATTGGCGGGGCAGGACAGGCACTGGCCATCGACAGCCGCCCAGCGCTCCAGGCCGGTCAGGCGCCCATCGTTGTTCAGGGCGACACCATCACCATCCAGATCACCGCTGCGTCCGGCAGCAACTCCGCCGAACTGGAAAGCATGATCAACCGCGTACTGGATCAGCGCGAGCGTGGCAAGGCCGCGCGCATCCGCTCCGCCCTGTACGATACCGACTGAGGATAGAACCATGATGATGGCCCTGGGGCTGTTCGTATTCAGCCTGAGCACCGCCGCCTACCAGGACTTCCAGCGCCAGACCGCCTGGCGCCACCCCAGCAGCAACCGAGTGGGTGCCGCACCGGTGCGCCAGTTCGTTGGCAAAGGTGACGACACCATTACTCTCTCCGGGCTGATCGTCCCTGAGCTGGCCGGCAAGCGCTTGTCACTGGACACGTTGCGCCTGATGGGTGACAGCGGCAAAGCGTGGCCATTGGTAGAGGGCACTGGTCGCATCTATGGCCTGTGGATCATCGAGAGCCTGAACGAAACCAATACCCTGTTCTTCCAGGACGGTGCGCCACGGCGCATTGAGTTCAGCCTCACCCTGCAGCGGGTGGATGACAGCCGCATCGAGCTGCTGGGCAACATCCTTGAGACCGTCGGCGGCCTGATCGGCAACCCGCTGGGTACCATTGGCGGGCTGCTACGATGATGGAGCGCCTCACCCGGCATCCGCGCCCAATCTACCGTCTGGTGGTCAATGGCCAGGACATAACGCCCAAGGTCGAAAAGCGCCTGATCAGCCTGACGCTGACTGACAATCGCGGCCTCGAGGCCGATCAGCTGGATCTTTCCCTGGAGGACCATGACGGCAGGCTGGCCATCCCGCCGCGCCGCGCCTCCGTGCAGCTCTGGCTCGGCTGGCAGGATACTGGCCTGGTCTATAAGGGCAGCTACATTGTCGACGAAGTGGAACACAGCGGCGCGCCGGACGTGATCAGCATCCGCGCTAGCAGCGCCGACCTGCGCGCCGGCCTCACCCGCAAGCGAGAACGCAGCTGGCACGAAGTCACCCTGGCCGACATCGTAAAGACCGTGGCCGAGGCCTACAGTCTCAAGCCTATTATCGACCTGATGCTGGGTCAGATCCCGGTACCGCACCTGGACCAGGCTGACGAGTCAGATGCCAATCTGCTCACCCGGCTGGCGACCGACCACGACGCCATCAGCAGCGTCAAGGCCGGCCACCTGCTACTGATGCCCGTGGGAGCCAGCAAGACCGCAAGCGGCTTGGATCTGCCTCATATCCACCTGACCCGGCGCGACTGCGACGGCCACCGCTGGATGGAAGCCGACCGCGACGCTTACACCGGGGTGCGTGCGCACTACTACGACGACAACAGCGCCGAGCGGCTGGACGCCATCGTCGGCACCGATGACAACATCAAAACCCTGCGTCACGTCTACGCAGATGAACAAAGTGCCCTGCAAGCTGCGCGATCGGAATGGCAACGCCTGCAGCGCGGTGCCGCTACCCTCAGCTACACCTTGGCCCTCGGCCGCGCTGATCTGATCCCGGAAATGACCTACAGCCTCAGCGGCGTCAAGCAGGAGATATCAGAAACCGTCTGGCTGGCCAAAAGCGTCACCCACAACCTGAGCGACAGCGGCTATATCACCAGCCTGGAACTGGAAAACCAACTGGCCGACGATTCAGATCTCGCGGCCCTGGTAGAAGGGGAGTACACCGGCATAGTCGCTTGGTACCGCGACGAAAAGACCGGTAAGCATGTCAAGGTCACCGAAGGCGACCAGACCAACCCGATGCGCCTGACGCATCTGTATGCGAGCAAACACAGCGCACAGCGAGCGGTGAAGAGAGCGTGGGGGAGGCTAGACGTGGCCCAGTACCCGTCAATCGTTTAATATGCGCTCAAACTACCCAGGGAGTTGGAATGTCTATCGCGTCATCACCCTCTTTCGTTACCCCCCTGCGTTACCCTGGAGGTAAGGCGCGTTTGGGCGCGTGGCTGGCGGACCTGATTCGTCATAATGGATTGGAAAATGGCTGTTATATTGAGCCCTACGCAGGCGGAGCGGGGGCTGCTGTCTTTCTGCTGGCGAATGAGCATGTAGATCGTATCGTCATAAATGATGCAGATCCGGTCATATACGCTTTTTGGTGGTCTTTAGTTAACGAAAGTGAGCGCCTTGTCGAGCTGATAGAGAGCACGCCAGTAACGATGGATGTGTGGTACGAGCAGCAAGATGTCATCGAAGAGTGTGACATGGCCGATCTAACTCGACTAGGATTTGCTACTTTTTTTCTGAACCGCACGAACCGGTCTGGCATTATAAAGGGCGGTGTGATTGGTGGTAAAAATCAAGACGGAAAATATAAGATTGATGCTCGTTTCAATAAGATTGATCTGGTCGCGCGGATAAAAAGATTGGCAAAATTACATGATCGGATACAAGTTATAAATTTGGATGCAATGGACTTGCTCGTCGGTGGGCAAGTAGAGTTTGGAGGAAATAGCCTTACTTACTTAGATCCTCCCTACTATAAAAAGGGAGGCCAGCTGTATCGAAATCACTACCTGCCGGAGGATCATGCTGCTATTTCCGATAGGGTGAAGGAGCTGCAGAGCCCTTGGTTGGTGACTTATGACAACTGCCCAGAAATAAAAGCTCTCTATTCGGATGTAAAAGGGGTGGATTTTTCTTTTTATTATTCCACTCACACGGAACGCCCCAAAGGTAATGAGGCGTTATTTTATGGTAATTTACAGCTTAACTCGGTGCCTTGGATGAAGCGCTAGTCGCATACTAGTAGGTGGGAAAAGTTGACCCTAGTGTATAGGGAGAGATCATGTTCTATATTGAACTCTCCCCCTTCTTATCAGGCCTGCGTCGGCGATCCTGCTAAGTAAGGAATCAAGTGGTTGGCTTCCAGCAGGCGATTACATAACAGCCGATTTCATCCCAAAGATAATTTAGCGTCTCTCCGTTCGGAAATCGTTCTGTTGTATGTAGATATTTTTGTAACGTTGTTATGTTTAATACGTCCCCCTCTTTATTGCAGTGGAGGTGGACGCTGTCCAGTTGGTCTCTGTTGAGAAGGCCGGTTTCAAACATATGCTGTGAACAGGCTTTTACGTCATTTCGTAGATTTCTGTCACGAAGTTTTATTTCGGTGTTCTTTTCAATGTAGTGATTCGTGCTTAACTCAATAAGAGAGCGTAAAAGGAATGCGACAGAAATTGGTGTTCCGCTTTTTCCTGTATGTTTTAATGTAACAATTTCTGTGATGATGTCGCGTACCTTCTGATGCTCGGGCGGAACATTCAGGTTGGCAGTTCTGCGGTTGAATAGTTTGTCTCTAGTTCCGCTACGTTGCCCACGGTAAGGCTTGTTATTGGCTGGCTTTCCCTCTTCGGACTCCTTTGTAGAGGGCTCGGATTCAGCCTCCCTATTGCCATACCCTTCTGTTTCAGGTGAGGAAGATTCAGAGGCCGCATCGGAGGAAGGCCCGATAGAGCTAATGTCTGGAGCAGAGTTCGAGTTTGCGGGCTCGTTAATTTCAAGCGAGCTTAATATTCCATTAATGTAGGCTTCGCCCTGCGTTGGCGTGCGTACATTTTCGACTTTTGTGTTTTTGCTGGATAAGTCAAATATGATGTATTGTGCTATTTTTAATACCTTGTTTTTCTCTCTGCTAAGTGACACTTTGTCATCATGTATGATAAGCCCTAAGCTGAAGAGGTTCTCAGAAGTTAGGAAGCGGGTGAGGGTGGAAATTGGAAAGTCATCATCGACTAGAATTCCATTCTCCTCTGCCCAGAAGAGATATTGCCCCGCCCGTTTGTATTCGGCTGGTTGTCCATGACCAATTAAAAAAAGTGTTCTCAAATAGGATGACCAGTTTAGCTGGCCGGCACCATCTTGGGCGCCGGAGTGTCTTGATACTACCTCTTTGATTAGTGCTTCCTCGTTATCAGACCAAAGACACTCGATGCTAGTGGGTATGCTATCGGAATGGGCAGAGGCAATACGTTCTATTTTTGCCCTAATGCTTGCGTCTTTGCACAGTTTAGGCTTGTTTAAAAGCTTAAGTGCTGTGACTCTTCGGTTGCCATCCCAAACCTTCCATTTTCTGTCGTTATGCTTGGATTTGGAAACTAAAATTGGCATTGTGCTGAGGCCATCCACAGCGATACTTTTCATGAGCTTCAGTAATTGATCTTCCTTTTTTAGGATTTTTTCAATACATTCCGCTTCGGTTGCGCCATGCCGAATTCGAGCATTATCCTCGTCGAGTTCGAGGTAATTAATGTTTATTTTTTTTCGGTTAAAACTATTTCGAGTCATAGCCGCTCCATGTTTTAATAGCGAAACTGAAATCGGATTATTTGTAACTCTTATTTCCACCCGTTGTAACGCAGTACTTCCCGCCCCTAGGCCCAGCGCACAGCTTCCCACCACTGCAAGGGCACTCGCTGGCCACACTGGTGCCCCCGCCCGTAAATATTCTCATGGGTATTAGGCTTGTTTGGGTGCAACTGGGTCGGCGCTATCATCTGAAGTTGGGGTTGCGTCATCGGGTTCTTTTGCTTCAATTTTATAGTCGAAGTCGCTAGATATTTCTTTTTTTAGGTGGTTTTTGATCATTTGAACTTTAAGTCTTATCCTTTCTTTGAACTTGATTTCGTCGGAAATGCTTAGCTCACTTGATGAGGAGAAAACTGTTTCTTTGGCAATGACTAGGAGCTTCGATAGGTCTCTTTGTGCTTGGTGTATTTCAATGCATTTGCTGACTAATTTTTCACATATCTTCCAAGATAAAAAAGCTACTGATATGGTGGCGGCGGAAAACGGGATGCGTAACAGGAAGTCGGAAGCTACTTCTTGTAGGCTATAGCTACCCCTGTGTAAAAAGCTATTGGAATTCATATATAATATGAGTGAGCACCCCATGATCACAGCTAGAGGTATGGTGGCCAGCGAAGCATAAAGTTTGGTGTGCTTTTTGCTGGCCTCGACATAGTCAACAAATTCATCGGAGAAAACGTTTTTGTTGTTTTCCAGGTCTTTCAGTTTTTGTTCTTCTTTCGCAATATTTGTGCTTAATAGTCTCGATTCTTCAGTGAGTTTGTCGGTGTTTGATTTTAATGCCACCTCTTTCTGTTGCAGTATCTTTGTTTTTTCAATAAGCCCGCTCAGTGTGAGGCTTTGCTCTTTGATTGATTCGGTGAGGCTGTTTAGTTTAATGGAGTGTTCGGATGTTTTTTCTAATATCTCCGAAAGTTCTTCGCTTTTCAACTTTATTTCGGCTGTTTTTTCTTGGACTTCGCTTGTAGTGGACTGCTTTAACTTATCTATGGAGCTGGATAGTTCGGAGACTGCAACGATTTTTTCTGAAATATCTTTGAAAGATTCTAGCGAGAATCCGTTTATCATTATTTTTTTTATTTTTGGTCGACGCAGCACAGCTTCGCTTTTGAATTTTATTTCTTTGACAAAGCTTTGTATTTTGGCGAGAGGGTAGCGTTTTCCCTCTTTGTCAGTGAAGTGTGTTAGAGGTATCTCTCGGTTTTTTCCGGCTATGTCTTTTATAGATACTCGTATACTGCTTTCTACCAAGCCTGGATTGTCTGTGATGAAATAGAGGTATTCGACCCAAATATCCTCCTTTGGTAGTATTTTTTTATCGGCCCTATTTATACTTATTTCTGTAGCTTGCTCCCCTAGAAGGCTGACAATCTCTTGGTTTCCCTTGAATGCTCCATTTTGCCATACAGCTATATCTGGTAGAGCTTCTTCAAGAGACACGAACAAATCTTTGGCAGTTTCAAGGTGGGCATTTTTAATGTTTACAGGTGTATTCATTTCTATGCTCGTTAGAATATTGCTGCTGGCTTTCACTTCGGCCTGCGGCAGTGCCTCTAGGGTTGCTTATCTTCACTGCAGGGATTAACGCAAGCGCAATCAGCCCAAGAACAGCCGATTCGCTTTCAGTAAGATCTCTTTGATTTTCCGGTCGGGAGCGCCATTGCAGCGGAACTTGAGCAGGTCTGGTCGCTCCCTCCCCAGGTGGGCGTAAAAGATGCCGTGATTATCCTTACCGGTTTCCGCAGACCAGCGATCCCATTCCGCCACGATTTGGGGCTCAAGTTCCTTGAGGGTAGCCATGATCTGTTCCTATTGTTTGTTCTCAATAGGAACAGATCATGCCATCTTCTTGATATCAGAGACAACCGCTTCAAGCTCCGCGAGGCGCTGCTCCAAGATTTTCAGGCGTTTCTTTTCCTCAGCAGCATGTTGTATTTCCCGCTGATCATCCTCTTCGAGCTCACGGAATAGGGCCAGAATCGCTTCTTCTTTCGGACTTCGTGGCGGGTTTGTGCCGTAGAGCATATTTTCGCTGCGCAGCATCAAGCCTTCCCCTGTGATTAGCCAGTCGAGGCTAACCCCTTTCTGCTCTGCGACGGTTACGCAAAGTGCGTACGGTATGGATTCCCTGCTTTCCCAGCTGCTAATGGCCTGAGGGCTTATACCGTGCATCTTTCCGAGGGCTGACTTGGTATCAGCTCCTGCGGCAAGCATCAGTCGTTTCAACACTTCACTAACGTCTGTTTTACGCATACAGCGGATTTTCCATTTGACATCCGCATTTTGCGGATATAGATTTAAACGCAATGAGTACATATTAACCAACTAGGAACACCACAACCATGATGTCACCCAATCAAATCCGCGCCCGGCTGGTGGAGAGTGGCAGCAGCTTTCGCCGCTTTGCCCTGGCCCACGGATACGAGCCGCGCACGGTGACCCAGGCGGTGGATCGCTGGGCGGGGCAGGAGGGCATGCCGCGTGGCCGTTTGACCTTCTCCATCCTCCGCGATCTGTCCCGGGAGATCGGCCAGGAAGTCCTGCCCGGCATCCTCGCGGCAGAGTCACCTTCTTCCGTTCAGCCTGATCAGCAGTAAGGACACCGCATGTACGCCGACACCAAGCGCATCCGCGACAACCGCGTCACCATCCGCCTGGATGACTACGAGCACGCCTTGATCAAGGCGCTGGCGGAGTACCAGGGCGAGTCACCGGCCACGTTGGTGCGTGAACTGGTTGTCCGGGAAGCAGCCAGCGTGCTGGGTACGGAACCCAGTGTCGTGCAACTGCAGCTCTGAATGAAGCCGCCAATTGGCAGACAAAAGGCAGACGAAAATATGCCCGACCAGCACATAACGCTTTCTGACACTCAATGGGCGCTGCTTGAAAAAGTCCGCGGGCAGCAGGGGCTGGCCAGCGTTCAGCAAGCGGCTGAGTGGCTGGCCAAGTCGGCCTTACGCAAGGCAGCCAAGCGCACCAACGGCCGGGGCCGGGCCCTGTATCCAGTTAAACCGGGGGACCTATGAGCAGTACCTACAAGCTCGTTTGCCCACACTGCCGCAGCCGGGTGCGGATCCGCACCAGCGAGGGGCAGCACATCTTTTTGCGGGTGGCATTCCTGCAATGCACCAACGAGGCCTGCAGCTGGAGCTGCCGGGCTCAGTTCGAGATGACTCATGAGCTGTCGCCCAGCTCGATGCCCAACCCCGCAGCGCAGCTGCCGGCGGCGCCCAGCGCGATCCGGCGCGAGGCGATGCGCAATACCGACGAGGAGCAGCTTGACCTGCTCGACCCTGTAGAAGAAGAGGAGCTGGAACATGAAGAGCGTTAGGGATTACCAGGAAACCCTGCAACAGGCTGCTGAGCTGTTTATCCGTCGCCATCAGGCACAACACCTGGGCGCGGATCAGGTGCTGTTCAGCCGGGCTGTGGCGCACTTGGTGGAGTCTTTCTCTACCACTCAGGCCACTGCGGAAAACGTCGTGGCCCGCGCTTACGGTGAGCTGAGGGCCAATGGCGACCCGCGCTACCTTGATGTCGGTAACAGTACTTCCAGTATGGCCATGCTGGTCGACCCTCGCTCAGGCATCTGCCATGCGGTACCGGTGGCGGCCATCTTGCAGCAGATCATCGACAATCCGGCACGCCGGCGGTTGAGCGTCGTTAACTGATTCGCAACTGCCTGGGGGAGGGCACATGTCGACCATTCATATCGAGATCGAACTCACAGATAGGCAGGCTGCCGCTCTGCGTGGGGCGTTGCAGGTGATGCATCGGCAACGCCTGCAGGAGGAGTTCTGGCAAGACCGTTATCGCTACATCCCCCATGGCATGCGTACCGCCACCATCATTTCCCGGTGCCCGGATCTGGCCGCCGGCGTCAAGCTGCTCACCGCCCTGCAGATGGCGGAACGCAACCAGGGGCACGGGGACAAGGCGTAACTCATGCAAACCGATCTCCACCGTGAAGTGCTTGTCCGTATAGATCGCGACTACGGCCTGAAAAAGGTCTCAGGTCAATGGATGCGCGGGGGCAAGTGCCCCTCCTGCAGCAAAAACGAGTTGTATACCCACAAGGACGAGCCCTGGGTGCTGCGCTGTGGCCGTGAGAGCAAGTGCGGTGCAGAAATACACGTCAAAGATGTATATGACGATCTGTTCGACGACTGGAGCAACCGCTACAAGCCTACCGCAGCGGACCCCAGTGTTACCGCCCGGGCATACCTGGAATTCAGCCGCGGCTTCCGCGAAGAGTTGATACAGGGCTGGTACACGCAGGAAAACTACTTTGACCGCGACCTGGGCATTGGCTCCGCCACCGTGCGCTTCGCCTTGCCCAACGGCAGTTACTGGGAACGCCTGATCGATCGCCCGCACCGTTTTGGCAAGAAGAAGGCACGGTTCAACTACCAGTCCAAACACTACGGCCACTGGTGGTGCCCGCCCTGCATTGACCTGCTGCAGGTTGATGAGCTCTGGCTGGTCGAGGGCATATTCGATGCCATCGCCCTGGTGCATAACAGCATCAGCGCGGTCACGCCGCTCAGCAGCAATAACTACCCGGAGAAGGCCCTGGCCGAGCTGGCCAAAGCCTGTGATGAAGCCGGCCAGAAGCGACCGAAGCTGATATGGGCGCTGGACGGTGATAATGCTGGCCGTCGCTACACCCGCAAATGGGTGGCCCGGGCCCGAGAGGCCGGCTGGAAGTGCGCGGCGATGCAGATCCCCCAGCGGGATAGAAAGATCGACTGGAATGACGCCCACCAGCGTGACCGCCTGACCGGCCAGCACATTGCTGAATACCGTTATCACGGAGACTTGTTGTTGGCCGAAAACGCCAACGATAAAGCCTTCATCATGTGGAGCTGGCGTGAGCGCCATGAGTTTCACTTCTCGTTCGACAACCGGATGTACTGGTTCAAGATGGACTTAGGTAAGTACAGCAAGGCGCTGTCGGACATCGAGGAGTCAGACCACGTTGAACTGCGGGCGCTCAGCCAGGAACAACAGCGACAGAAGGCGCTGGAGCAATCGGGTGTGGTGACACCTATCGCCAACTGTTATCCGCAGGCGCTCTATTTTCAGCGCAACGAGGTGACCGACGAGTCCTGGTATTACTTCCGTGTGGACTTCCCCCATGACGGCGGCAGTATCAAGAACACGTTCACCGGTGGCCAGGTGTCCGCGGCCAGCGAGTTCAAGAAGCGCCTGCTGTCGATCGCTGCCGGTGCGGTGTTTACCGGCAGTGGCCAGCAGCTCGACCGCATCATGCAGGATCAGCTGTATGGCATCCGCACCGTGGAGACCATTGATTACATCGGGTACAGCAAAGAACATCAGTGTTATGTGCTGGGTGATCTGGCGGTCAAAGGCGGTCAGGTGTACCAGGTCAACGAGGAAGACTTTTTCGAGTTCGGCAAGCTGCGCCTGAAGAGCCTGCTCAAGACCATCCCGCTCGACGTCAACCTGGACGACAACAAGTACCGCGATGACTGGCTGGGGTGGCTGTGGACGGCCTTCGGCGCTAAGGGGGTCATCGCCCTGGCGTTCTGGACCGGCTCGCTTTACGCCGAGCAGATCCGCGCCCAATACAAGAGTTTCCCTTTCCTGGAAGCCACCGGCGAGGCCGGAGCCGGTAAGACCACGCTTATCCAGTTTCTCTGGAAGCTGTTCGGTCGGGACTATGAGGGCTTCGACCCATCCAAGTCATCCGTAGCTGGCCGCTCACGTTTGATGGGGCAGGTGTCCGGCATGCCGGTGGTGCTGATCGAGGGCGACCGCAACGAGCCGGATAAGGCTCACGCCAAATCATTCGACTGGGACGAGCTGAAAGACTTCTATGGCGGCGGCACACTGCGCACCAGGGGCGTAAAAACGGCCGGCAACGAGACCTACGAGCCGCCCTTTCGCGGCACCATAGTGATCAGCCAGAACGCCGATGTCAGCGCCTCGGAAGCGATCCTGAGCCGTATCGTCAAGCTGCACTTCAAGCGCCCGGTGGTCACTGATGCCAGTCGCGCCGCAGCGGACAACCTGAACCTGCTGCAGACCGAAGACGTCAGCCAGTACCTGATCAAGGCGCTGCGCCTGGAAGACCAGATGCTGGCCACCTACGGCGCCAAGGTGGTGGAGTACGAAAAGACGCTGCGCAGCCTGAAAGAGATCCGTCTGGAGCGCATCGCTAAAAACCACGCACAGATGATGGCCCTGGTCGATTGCCTGACCCATGTAGTGCCGCTCACCGACGCTATGCGCACGGAGGTCGAGCTGACCCTGCGGCGGATGGCGGTCGAGCGTCAGCAGTCCCTCAACTCCGATCACCGCTTGGTTGCCGAGTTCTGGGAGGTCTACGACTACCTGGAATCACTGGGGGAGGAACCCACGGTCAATCACAGCGCCGACCCCAACCTCATCGCTATCAACCTCAACGAGTTCGCCAAGCTCGCGGCCAACCACCGCCAGAACATTGCCGAGCTCACCCTGCTGCGCGACCTGCTGAAAGACAGCCGCCGGCACAAGTTCATCGAGGCCAACCGGGCCGTGCACAGCGTCATCCGTGCCAATACCCAGCGGGAGGCTTTTGATAAGCCGAAGCCCAGCACCCTCAAGTGCTGGATTTTTAAGAAGTAGGCGCGGCAACGCCTGCATATATCACCAAAGGAGAGACCCCATGCAACAGCATGATTTACAGGTGGCGGAGCAACTGCACCGCCAGTACCAGGCGCTGCTGACCAAGCGGCAGCATGCGCAACAGACCGGCCTGCCGGCACTGGTGCGGCTGACGGAGGTTGCCCAGCGAAGCAGCGGGCAAAGCGCGGTTGTCGGGCGGTTTCTACTGGGGTTGTACAACGGCCCTCAGTACCCCTTCGAATTGACCGACCTGCGCCGGCTGGATGCAGAACTGCATCAGGACTGCCTGGCCGTACTGGAGCTGGACTGGCAGCCAGCCCGGGAGGTGCACGAGTATGTTGATAACGGCGATCGGATCTGGCGGGGGCTGGCTGAGCGTTGGGGGAGGGTTGGCGCATGACCACAAAGAATCCATTTCTGACCAGACAGTACGGCGACCGGTGGGTTGGCGCTACGGATGCAACAGACCGGGTGCGGATGGTCACCAGTTTCACTGCCGAACAATGTGCCGCGGCACTGCAGGTGCCAGACCTGCAAAAGACAGTGAAAGCAGCAATCGAACGACGTCAGCGGAAGCTGGCCAAGGCATAAAGAGGTGGCCCCGGAGAGCGGCAACTCCCGGGGCCGGCTACCACCAAAGGAGAGACCCCATGCAAAAGCATGAAGATCAAGGCAGCAGCGCAGCACAGGTTAGCACGGAACAGGGCATGGCAATGAATGGGACCATGGGGAGTTATAGCTCAAGGACCGCCGACAAGTTCGTCATCCGTCTCCCACCAGGCATGCGACGCCAGGTGCAAAGCGAGGCGGTACCACTGCACATCAGTATGAACTCTTGGATTCTGCAGGCGATCGACGAGAAGTTGGACCGGGATCAGCGGGCCCATAAGGCACTGGATGCCTTGGTGGTAGCAGCGAGCTCGGTGGTGCCGGGGCGTTCCGATGGCTGATGCAGATGTTCAGCAGCACATGCGAGAGTGCGAAGCTCGCGGTTGGCTGCGCCGGGGCTACAACAATCCGGCGCGGATCCAGGAGCTCACCGATATGATCACCAAGAAGCGTGGCTCAGTAGCGGCCGAACGGCTGATCGAGGAGATGCGCCGGCAGTGGAGGTGCCGCGCCGATTGGCTCCAGGAGCAGCAATCACAGTGAAAAACCGGGAATATAAAGCGCCCCGGTTATCGGACGGCCATATTCGCATGCTCGAGCTGCTTGCGGATCTGGCCATCGATCACTGGATTGAGGAAAACCAAAGGAGACCCCATCCCCATGAGAGCCGTGATCTACGCTCGCTACAGCTCGGACAAGCAAAGCGAGACCTCCCTTGAAGACCAGGTAACCCTCTGTCAGTCCCGCGCCAGGCGCGAGGGCTGGCAGGTGGTGGCCACCCACACCGATACCGCTATTTCAGGTTCCACTCAGGTCAGCGCCCGCCCGGGAGGGAAGGCGCTGTTAGCGGATATGCTGGCTGGCCGGTTTGATGTTCTGCTGCTGGAGTCATTGGACAGGCTGTCGCGTGACCAGGTTGAGCAGGAAACCATTGTCCGTCGTCTTGAACACCGTGGTGTGCGGATCATCTGCCTGGCCGATGGCTACGACTCCCAGTTCCAGGGCCGAAAGGTCATGCGCGGCGTACGCGGACTGATCAATGAAATGTACCTGGATGATCTGCGCCACAAGACTCAGCGCGGTTTGCATGGCCAGATCGATCGCGGATACATCGCCGGTGGCAAGTCCTACGGATACGACATTGTTCGGGACGAGCATGGCAGCAGGTTTGTGATCAACGAGCTGGAAGCTCACTGGGTGCGCTGGATCTTCCGCCAGGCAGCCAAGGGCATGGCATACCGGCAGATCGTTTATGAGCTCAATGAGCGCGGGGTGAAGTCGCCGCGTGGGTCGAGCTGGGCGGTCTCGGCAATCTATGGCAGCCCCCGGCAGGGTACCGGCATCATCAACAACATGCTGTATATCGGCCGCTACATCTGGAACCGCTCGCAATGGATCAAGGATCCGGACACCGGTAAGCGCCGCCGGGTTGATCGCCCGCGCAACGAATGGCGTGAAACGGAGGTGCCCGATTTGCGCATCGTCGATTCGGTTACCTGGTTGCGTGTGCAGGGGCGTCTGGCCAATGGGCGGAAGAAGGATGGAAGCAAGCCGAGCCGGCGGCCGTTGACGGCGCTGCTCAGCGGAACGCTACGGTGTCCCCACTGTGACGGGCCGATGACGCTGGCCGGCAGCAAGGTGTACGCCTGTGGTGTCGGCCGCGACAGGGGGCCTGCCGTTTGCCGGGGCTTTCGCATTTCGCGTTTGCAGGTGGAGCGAAGGCTGTTATCGGTGATCCGCGATGATCTGCTCAGTGACGAGGCGGCCGAGGTGTTTGCCACCATGGTGCGTTCGCGCATGGAGCAGTTGGGGGCGCAAACGGGCGCCAGTGTCATGGCTGGGCGGCAAGAGCGACTGAAAGAGGAACTGCAGCGTCTGGTTGATGCGGTAGCGACCCTTGGCGTCAGTGAGGCGCTGGCTCAGCGAATACGCAGCACAGAGCGCGAATTGCGCACGATCGAAGAGGAGATCCGTGTTGCAGCGGACGCAGCGCCAGAGCGTCTTGATGCGGGCAAGGAATTGCGGAAACTATTGATGAATCTGGAGGGTGCACTCAAGGCCAGCCCGACTGAAGCACGGCATGCTGTCAGTGAGATACTTGGACCGGTGAAGATACAGCTGAAGGAAGCCCAGGTGTGGGCTGAAATAGCAACCGGCCCCGCTCTGCGTATAGCAGTCGGAGCCGGGTACCCTATAACTGGTTGCGGGGGCAGGATTTGA